ATACAAGTGCCACACGCAGTATAATTGCTGCTGTAATTGAAGATGCTACAATTTTTATTGTAAGTTCGTTTGATGACTTTGTATTAAACGCTAGCGAAACTTCACTAGCTGCACAAGGGTTCGATAGAATCTACAAAGGTATTACGCTAAGAAATACCAAACTCGCAACAGCTGGCGTTACAAGTACAACTGACAGATTCCACGGCACAGCAACAAATGCTGATAAGCTAGGCGGCATTGCAGCAGGAAACTTTATACAAACTGGTGCCGGCAACACAGTATTTACTAATGCAATCGAAGTACCGGATGCAGGAGTACTAATAGGCGATTCTAATGATTTGCAAGTTAAAATTGCTGCAAACGGATACGACGGCATAATACAAAATGTTACTAACAACGGAACAATCCAATTAAAAGTTACAACTGCCGGCGGAGCATTAACTCACGTTGGTACAGTTGTACCAACAGGAATAGTTCCAGCAGTAGATAATACATTTGCATTAGGCACAGCAGCACTAAGTTTTTCAAATGTACACGCAGTAGCGTTTACAGGCGAAGCATCTAAAGCAGCTACACTAAGAGTAGGTACTGATTTCCGTAGTGCAAGTGCAAGCGCAACTAATAATACAGTTGCAGTAAGAGATGCAACAGGCAATATCGCAGCAAACTTATTCCAAGGTGTTGCAACACAAGCACGTTATGCTGACTTAGCAGAAAAATATACGACAGAAACAGAATTACCAGCAGGTACAGCAGTATCAGTATGCAGTCACCCAGACCACGAAGTGGAGCCAGCAGTTGCAAGTAATCATTGTATTGGAGTTGTTTCAACAGATCCAGCATACATGATGAACAGTGAAGCAGATGGTCAATACATTGGACTTAAAGGACGTTTACCTGTAAGAGTTAAAGGCGCAGTTAGCAAAGGCGATGTAGTTTATGCGATGGCAGATGGTGTATGTACTACTATTGCTACAACAGCAATTGTAGGAATTGCACTTGCGTCAAACGATTCAGTAGAAGAGAAATTAGTAGAATGCGTACTTAAGGTATAAAAAATGGCAGATATTACAGCAGCACGAATTAATAATCTACAATCTAGTATTGCACTCATATTAGGATCCGGCTCAGGACAAAACGGCTACGGACAATCAGTGTCTAGTGCTCCTGTTAATAATACAGGAGACGTAGTTGAAGCAGCTGATATGAACGCAATCTATGCTGATATTCTTAAAGCAAGAGTTCATCAAGTAGGCGCTGGCGATATTGGAATTGCTCAAGTTATACAAAATCTTAACATAGTTGCTGAAAACACAAGTTCTTTTATTAGTGATGCTGGTGTAGCAAGTGCTGATCCAGACGGCTTAAAGAAAGGCGTAGTAGACTTTGAAACATTAATGGCCCAAGTGCAAGTAGATAAAACATTAATGCACACAAGCCAAGCTGCATTAGAGCCTGCAATAGCAAGTGCTAGATCTAGCACGTGGAATGGTTTACTTTACCATGAAGTAACTGTTACATTTTCATCTGTTAATGCTAGAAGGTTCTTTTTTAATACAGGTAGTGAACTTAGAATAAGTGCAAATAACACAGGAGCGTCTACACCAAAAGGTTTAGACTGGAATCAGTTATGCACACAAGCTGGAACAATTAAATTTAGCGCAAATACAACAACTTCAACAACTGGTGGCGGAACAGCCATCGGTAATTATGACCTAACACCGGCATACCAAAACATATATCAAAAAATAGGAAGTGGTACGTATAGTGCAGTTTATGCAGGTAACATTTATACTGTTAAAGCTAAATCAGATCTTGATACACGTATTACTTTTAGAATTGAATTTAACGATGTAGTATTCGATAACAATGTAGATAACAACGTAGACGGTACGCTTACTAGTACACTACAGCATTACCGCGCAAATGGCGATGTAACTGTTCCGGCACCTGCATATTATAACATACAACCGCTATCATAATCAGGCATGCCAACATTGTATTATTTTTTAAATAAATACATTGATAACAAAAGAGATGATAGATGCCAACAACCGTACTAGCAGATGAATACAACGCACTTAGGATAGTCACAAATGATGTGCTTGGCACTTCTGATGTTGTCAGTCCTAGTTATGGCTATGGGCAAGGATTTAGTACAAATGCTGTAGTCGGTACACGATCAGTAAGTGATCCGACAACAGCTTCTAAAGTAACAGCACAAGGCTACGAAGATTTATATATTGACTTAATACGAGTGCGTTCACATCAAATAGGTGCAGCAGCAGCTATCGATGCATTTGTAATAGGCGATTATGATACTAACGGAGCAACAACAGATAAAATTGAAGAATCGTACATATTAGGATTAATAGCTTTAGGAAATAATATTCTTACTGACAGATTTTCTGTTGCTGCTGCTAATTTAGATCTCGCCAGCGTGCCTACTGCAAGTAGTTCCAGGGTTTCATCAACTTGGACAGGTACAATTAGTCACATTTTTACAATAACATTTAATACTGCACTTGAAAGGCGTCACTTTTTTAATGCAGGCGGACAAATACGGTTAAGTGCATCAGTTGGATATACTGGCAGTCAAGCAAAAACAGTCGACTGGCAAACAATATTAAACGCTATGGGCTCGACGAGCTTCAAAGCAGAATCGACATTAAATAATGCAAGTGTTGGAACAGGTACTAATATAGGCAACTATGATCTTACCAGCGCCTATCAGCGAGTATATTCTAGAGACGGAGGCGCAGTATATGCTAATAACGAATATAGAATTTTTGCAAAAGAACACGCAACAGGTAACTCTACGTCAGCAATACAATTTAAAGTAGAATTTGTAGACGGCTCTCCAAATGATCCAAGCTACGGAGTAGATGAAGTTGTGTATGGCGGATTTAATAGTGTTATAGAAACTGCAACACCGAATAGTCAAATATCAATTAATGGCACAACGCATAATGCAGTAATTATTAACTCAATTCCCCAAGGCGCAACAATCCGCCCACTTTCTTAACCAATCTCCACTTGACAAATCATTAAATCCAATATATACTAGTAGTAATAATAAACTAGGAGTTTAACTATGGATGAGCGTTTAGAAAAAGCACTAGACTTTTCTAATTATATGCTAACACTGAGTAATCAGAAGAGACTGTTAGCAGAAAAGTACCAAGAAGAATTGATACACTTTTACAGCGGTTCGCAATTTACAATTACCCGTGAGCTGATTACATTTGTAAGCACAATGGTATCTGCTGATCAAGACGAAATTGTCATTGCAGACGATAATAATATTCCGTGTATGGTAGAAGATTTAGCTAACTTTTATAGTGAAATTATAAACAAATATACCATTGCATCTAATAATTACTACACTGCGTATGATAGCCTTAAAAAGAATAGAAGTGTAGAGAAATTGGTAGACTATGAGTAAAGGCGCAGTTTTAATTGCAAGAAATAACGGACATATTGATTATATAAAACAGGCTGTATTTCTTGCAAAACGAATAAAGAAGCATTTAAATATTCCTGTTTCGGTTGCTACTGATAGTATAGAATATCTAACATCAGAATTTGGTATCGATGACTTTGATAAAGTTATTCAATTGGATTATACTGCTGAATCTAACATGCGTTATTTCTTTGATGGTACTCTTTCTAAAAAGACAGCCAGTTTTAAAAATAACAACAGAGCAGGAATATATGACCTTACTCCATACGACGAAACATTAATACTAGATACTGATTATGTTATTTCGAATAACTTGTTAGCATCTTGCTTTGAGTCAGATTCAGATTTTATGATATACAAAAAGTCTGATGATATTGCAAAGGTTCGAGACGAACGTGAATTTGATAAAATAAGCAATACAAGTGTTGACTTTTATTGGGCAACTGTTGTGTATTTTAGAAAGACAGAAGCTAACACAATCTTCTTTAACTTAGTTAAGCATATTGAGCAAGAATGGAATCATTACAGGCGAGTGTACCAAATAACCTCTGGGTTGTTTAGGAATGATTTTGCGTTTAGTATTGCAATACACATAATGAATGGGTTTCAGCCAGGCAACTTTGCACAACAACTGCCAGGCAGCATGTTATATACTACTGACAAGGATGTGTTGTGGCAGATGAACGAAGATGAAATGATGTTTTTAGTTGAGAAGAAAGATTATCTAGGTGAGTACACGGCATTAAAAACATCAGGACAGAATATCCATGTAATGAACAAAGCTAGTCTTAATAGAATAATTGATCAGGAGTTTGCAAATGACTAAAGGAATTGTAGTTCTTGCACAAAACAATGCAACTGATAATTATGTAGAACAAGCTGCTTTATTAGCAATGAGTTTACACACTTATAATGATGCAAGCATTAGTTTAATCACAAATGATGAAGTGCCAAAAGAGTATATAAGTCTTTTTGATAAGATTATACCTATTTCGTTTGGCGACAGCGCCGAAGGCAGTGACTGGAAAGTTGAAAACAGACATAAATTATATCACGCTAGTCCTTATGATGAAACTATTGTGATGGATACTGATATGTTAGTATTACAAAACATTGATGTATGGTGGGATTTCTTAGCTAATTACGAAATGTTCTTTACTAGTAATGTACTAACATACAGAGGCGATATTGCTGACACTAGTTATTATAGACAAACGTTTATTGATAACAATCTTCCTAATTTGTTTAGTGGATTGCACTACTTTAAGAAGTGCGAATTTGCACAAGAGTTTTATACTTGGTTAGAATTAGTAGTTAACAACTGGGAAACATTTTATGAACAGCATCTTAAAGCAACTAGTCGTCCTAAGCATGTAAGTATTGATGTATGTGCTGCTATCGTAACAAACATATTAAACTGCGAGTCAGCTGTAACAAATAAGGTTTCTAAATTTCCAAGTTTTACACATATGAAACCGTATTGCCAAGGCTGGAACGAAGTTAATAGTAGTTGGCAAGATCAAATAGGTGTTTATATTTCTAAAGACGGTAGCACTAAACTGGGCAATTATGCTCAAACAGGAATACTACATTATACTGAAAAAGACTTTATAGAAAACTCGCCTGCACTTGAGAGATATAGGAATTTAACAAATGTCTGATTTACAATCTTTACTTAAAAAACTTAATGCAGGTCCAGTTAGTACAATATCATATGTTTATTACGAAAAAGAAACCGGTAAGATACATAAAATTAGCTCGAAAAATACGCCTGATGAAGGACTTACAGTTTTTGAAATTGAAAACGAAGAAGTGTTGCCTATTCTTAGTGGAGAACGCAGAACTGAAGAGTTTACTATAACGTATGATGTTAGTTTAAAACAAATACGGTTAAAAGAAGTAGCATATGATGACAGTCACAATACTGCTGCTACAATGACTTACCAATTACCTGTTATTAAAGGTACAAATGAAGGACATCTTTCGGTGACAAGTGTATATGAAGGAATGGAAATTTATATATGGTCTAAAGAACAATCTTACGAAAAAAATCAATGCGTATGGTATAATAGTAATGTTTATAAACTTTCAACTGACATCTCTGCAAACACAGAGTTTGATTTGACCATACACACTATATTTGTAAAAGATGTATGGTTAACTTCGTTGCCTACACAAACACATTCTGTAGAAAAACTGGCGATGATAAACGAATATGTCGGGGTGCATGTAGATGTGTGGTATAAAGAATTATCGCATCTAGCAGGACAGCACGTTTGGTTAAATGGAACGGTATACAAACTGTTAGATGACCAAGCTGTAGATACAGAATTTACGATGGATAACGCAGAACTTATTGTTAGCAATGTGCAATTATACTCTGATGAAAATAAATCACTAAAACCAATTAGCGAAGTTGCGCACGGCGATGTTATATTAAAAGATAACAGTATCTATAGTATTCAGCTAGTACAACAAGAGTTTGACAAAGATAAACGTAGTGTGTTTTTCTATACTACACCACATACACTACTTTATTATAATGGCAATAACTGTATTGAAGCTGATTTAAATACTATACATGAGGATGTACAAATAGTTAATATAGAACTAGAATTAACAGACATACAGGACTTGCGCAACGGCCAAACAATACTCACCGGTAAACAGCTATACCAAACACAAGTTGATAAAGAGTACGATATTATTGTTCAGCAAGATACTATGTCTAATGTCTGGAATCTTCAAATTAATCCTCACACTAAAAGATTCTTACAAACTAGCGGATATAGTCCTGCAGAAACTTTGTATTTTAGTGTTACATCGAAATACGACCCAAATGTATTGCACAGGAGTTTAGAATTTACTGTAGCAGATTTGTTAGATGCTAATACTTCGGTAATTCCGTTCAATTCTAAAGCCGAAGCTGACCCACTAAATGTAAGTATATATACAGCAAAATATTTTAATAGTTACGCACACGAGGTTATTTAATGGCAAAATTTAAGCCAATCGATTACGATATCATCTATCTAAGTTACGATGAACCTAATGCTGAAAAAAACTATGCAGACTTATGTAAAAAAGTTCCATGGGCAAAGCGTGTACACGGTGTAGACGGTAGTGATGCTGCACACAAAGCCTGTGCAGCACTAAGTGAAACTGATCGATTTATTACTGTAGACGGTGATAATAGGATTCGTGAAGACTTCTTAAACCAAGTGATAGATTTTGAAGAACACACTGACTTACAAAATACTGTAATTAGTTGGTGCGGCAGAAACGAAATAAACGGATTGATGTACGGCAATGGCGGACTTAAATGTTGGCCTAAAAAATACGTATTAAATATGCGCACACACGAAGCAGCAGATCCTAACAATGCACACGCACAAGTAGACTTTTGCTGGGATGCACAATATATTCAAATGAATAGTTGCTACTCTGATGTATATAACAATGAAACGCCTGCACAAGCATGGCGAGCTGGATTCAGAGAAGGTGTAAAGCTTGCAACTGATCGTGGCGCCAGAATCTCTAAAGAAGAATTTAAAAATAATCATTGGAGATGTTTGCATTGGGTATACATTTGGACTATGGTAGGTGCAGATGTTAAAAATGCGTTGTGGGCTATCTACGGTGCTAGAGAAGGCTTGTACATGACAATGTGTACAGACTGGGATTATGTTCAAGTAAGAGACTTTAAATATTTAAACAAGTATTGGGATAAAACAGTTAACGTATATATACATGATGGAAACTTGTTAGAATCGATTCAACGGTTAGGTAACAGTCTTATTGATGAATTAGCCATTCCTATTTCAGTAAATCCATTAGATATACAACAAAGCAAGTTTTTTAAAGCAGTATATCAGCATCCTGCAAGAACAGACCATCAACGGTTTATAGAAGAATTAAAGGACGCATAATGGACAGTAAAACATTAGTGTATTTAGAACTTGCTACAGATCAAATCTTTTATGTAAATGGATTTAAAAAAGATGTAATAGAGCCTTATCTTGTCGATAATTGGCAACCTATGGGTCTTTATGCAGTATGGGATGAGTTTGACAAAATTTATCGGAAAACATCTAAGATACCAAAAACAGAAAAGTTTTTTTATCCTATAGTTGTTAGTTTATGGGAAGTTAGAGAAGTATTTGATCAAATTACTATAAGCCCTAAGATAGTGCAAAGGATTAAAGACGGACAGTGTAAAGTTATCTTAATTAACCCATTTGAGGGATGGACTTGGTCATGGTGGGATGAACTAGCTACTATACTCCAAACAAAATTTAATATTAGTGCAGACAGTATAGTTTTTATGTCTGGAAATTATTACCCTAATCCAAAATACAAAACAGTTGTTTTTAATACATGGGAACGACAAATATGTGCAAACTATTATACAGACGAACATTATGATAACAGCATGTCTCACGTTGCAGATACTAGGCCAAATAAGTTTATTTGCCTCAACCGACGACCTTCTATACACCGTCATGCAGTAGTTGCTAGTTTGTACAACTTACGAGATCAGGGTATTCTTACAAGTGCTTTAAATGGTAGTTATAACGAGTGGTATCGAAACTGGGTAGAGGAGAACTTCCTTCACAACTATCCAGAACTTTCTGACAAGTATACTACTAATATTAAACCAAATTTGCCATTAACATTTGATGATGGCCTAAATCCAGAAATTGATAATCCTGCTGCAAACGAATGGGGAAAGACGGAAAAGTATTATTCTAGCTATTTGTATATCGTTACAGAAACATTTTTTGAAGGAATGGCACAGGGAGAAAACACGTTATTTCTTAGTGAAAAAATATTTAAGCCTATAGTTTTCTTCCAACCTTTTATTGTATTTGGGCGTCCTAGCACAATTAACCTACTACATAAATTAGGTTATAAAACATTCGGCGATTACATTGACGAATCGTACGATAGTATTGAAAATGATAAACAACGACTACTAAAGGCAGTAGAGAGTATAAAAGAATTTACTAGTCTGCCATATGGTGAATTAACTAAACTAATGTCAGAAATGCTTCCTATATTTAAACATAACTACGAAGTACTTAAACAACGCCATGATGATGAAATATTTAAAAATTTAAAAGCAGATTTATATAATTGCTTACATGGAGAACATTAATGTCAAACATACTTGATAAACTAAAAAAATCTGAGAAATTTTGTATTATGCCTTGGATTCATTGCGCCACACAAACCAATGGCGCTGTACAATTATGTTGTGTAGCAACTCCTATTACAGAATTAAACCTAAACGATATGACTTGGGAAGAAATATGGAATAGCCCAGAATATAAAGATGTGCGTCTTAGAATGTTAGACGAACAGGAAGTGTCTTATTGTACTAATTGCTATAAAGAAGAAGCAGCTGGTATTAAAAGTCATAGACAGAACGAAAACGAAGTATGGGCTAATAATTGGAGCCCTATTAAGTTACATGAGCTAAGAAAAATAGTTGATGATACTAACGAAGATGGCTCGCTTGATAGCGGCATTGTTAGTGTAGATTTCAGATTAGGCAATACATGTAATTTACAATGTATTATGTGTCGTCCTCATGATAGTAGTAAATGGTTAAGAGATTCAAAGGTACTAGCAGCGAATCTTACAACTGATGCAAAATGGGATTGGAAGCACAAAAGTGAAATTGTAATCGAACAATTTGAATGGTATAAAAATCAGGCATTTTGGGATAGTTTTTATGAATCTGCAACCGATATTAAAGACTTAATATTTGGTGGAGGCGAGCCTCTACTAATTAAACAACACAAAGCACTGATTAGACACTTAGTAAAAATTGATCATGCTAAGAATGTTGAAATTAGATATCACACCAATGCAACAATTGTCGACGAAGAACTACTAGAACTTTGGACACATTTTAAAAAATGTCATATTATGCTTAGTTTAGATGCATACGGAGATTTAAATTCTTATATTCGGTATCCTTCTAAGTGGGACGAAATTGAAAAACATTTAAGAATCTATGACAACACCACTGGCGGCGATATAATTATAGATATAAACACTACTATACAAGCGTGTAACATAAATTGGATGCCTGAGTTTGCCGAATGGATTTGGGCACAAGATTATAAAAAAATAGGTAAGCGTACAACTAACGGAACATTCCACGCTGCTACATTGCACTGGCCAAAATATCTATCTACCAAAGTGCTACCGCAAAAGTCCAAGCAAGCTATATCAGAAAAACTAAACAATTTTATGAGTAAGCATACTGATAATCCAGAAATACAAGCATGGCATGCACAGGTTGAATTTATGATGAGCGAAGATTGGAGCAGCATGTTAGATCAAACTAAAGATTATCTTACAAATTTAGACAAAATGCGTCCTGTACGATTTGATCCATTGCAGGATATTATCAATGCCTAATAATTATTACGAACGTATTGACGGTAAAAAAGACCTAATAATTGCATTAGGTGACAGTTGGACGGCAGGAGAAGGCTGCTACACTGATAAAATTATAGATGATTATCTATCTAAAAAAATTACCAAAGAAGAAGCTTTTGATTTAGGACGGGACGTATTTGGTCCAGATGGTTGGCCCGATGCTCTTGCTAAACTAATGGATTGTGATCATATTAATTTAGGATGGGCAGGCAGCGCAAACACTGCAATGGCTAAAAGACTTATAGATCAAAATGACCGTGATCATAAAGGACATTACGAAAATGTTTATGTAATATTCTTATTATCAGATCCTACTAGAATAAATTTTTATAGTGGAGCTGGTTTAGCCAGCTACAACGTTGGCACAGTCGCTGATGAACCAATAATGAAAGCTTACATAAGCAGTGTAATGAAAACTTGTCAAGATGCTGACTTAGAAACTATACATGCTTTGAAATGCATTGACTACTATTGTCAAGCAAAGGGTTATAAATTTTTCTACGGAAGTGCCTTCTATAATTTAGATAACTCGTTTAATACATTATTTAATCTTTATAAACAAAATTTTCATAATTTTATGGATTACGATAGTATGGTACATTTAACAGATACGCCTGAATTAAAAAGTCGTATGAATTGCGGACACCCAAATCAAAAAGGGTATAAAGTAATTGCTGAACAAATGCATAGAATAATAGTTGATAATAAATGGATATAGTAACTGTTACATGTGAATTAGATAGTTACCAAATGATACAACAGGCAGAAAGTATTAGTTTGTTTGTAGAGCCATGTACTCACTGGGTAATTGTTCAAGGCGTAAATGTTAACTTAACAGTATGGAAAAAGAGATTAGAGCCTTATTACAAAAACCATACGCTAAAGTTAAAAACGTATGATAATACCATGTGGCCAAAATTAAATCCAACCTTTCATGGATATTATATCCAACAGATACTAAAGCTTTTAATATCTAAAGACATTAAAAATGATTATTTGTTGTTAGATACTAAAAATTTATTTTTAAAAAAAATTAATACGGAACAATTTAGGAACCAATCAGGCGATGGATCGAGTTATAATTTTCAAAATCATAACTCTCATCTAAAGATACATATTCCAACAATCGAGCGGTATGCTAATAAATTAGGTATTCCTGTAGATTACGAACATCTTAATCCTATACTTCCGTTTGTAATAAATTACGAAGTTATGAAACAAATACCTAATTTAGAAAAAATACTCGAATGGTTTAGTGACACCGGCGGCATACTGATGAGTGAATTTTTATTATACTCTAGTCTTTGTAAAAAATATAACTATACTCCAAAAGTTTCACTGGATCCTATAAAAAGTACATATTTTTGGAAACAAGAAAGTTTTTTAAAAAATGAAAAATTAGACGATATTTATACTGTTGGGTTTCATCGAGAATGGTTAAGACTGGCACCTGCTAAAAATATAAAACGTGCCAATAAGATGTTACGGACATTGGGATTTAAAAACCTATTAAAGGAGATTAACTAATGGCTTATTGGAATTATGACAGAAATTATCATTTTGAAAAATTTAAAAGTAAGTTTTTAGATCAGCAACTTATTCCTATTACTCCGTCGCAAGCTTGGCAAGATTTATTTGTACTAACTATGTTAGATGGCAAAAAAAACGGAAGCTATGTAGAAATTGGAGCAAATCATCCATGTCACGGAAGTAACACTTTTGCATTAAATGAATATTTTAATTTTAACGGTCTATCTATTGACATCGAAGACTGGAGTAGATTTTGGGTTGATCAACGACCACTATGTAATTTTATATGTGCAGATGCTACTACTATTAATTATAAAAATTTATTTGATAACTCGAATATTGCTGCCCAGACAGATTATTTGCAAATTGATGTAGACCCTCCTGAAATTTCTCTACAAGTTCTTAAACGATTGCCGTTAGATACACATAGATTTTCTGTTATTACTTTTGAAACAGATGTTTGGCAAAGTGATACATCAGTTGCAGAAGAATCGCGTGAAATTTTAGAATCTTACGGATATCAATTAGTAGTTAAGAATGTTGCATGTTGTAGCAAAGATTCTGACGGTAAATTAATATGGATGCCATTTGAAGACTGGTGGGTTGACCCGTTAGTAGTTTCTGCCAATAAAATAGAAAAGTTTACATATATAAACGAAGATGAAGTATATCCCCAACAGATTTTCTTAGATATTGAAAAATTTGAAAGTATTAATTATATAAAGGAACCCACATGAAAATAGGATTTATAGGCACAGGAAAGCTTGGCATGCCGTGTGCAGAAGCAATGGCAAGTAAACAACACAACGTCACAGGCTACGATATTGCAAAGTGTACTAGTCATCAAGTAACAATGATGCCTACAATTGAAGATGCAGTAAAGGGTAGAGACATTGTATTTGTTGCAGTGCCTACTCCACACGATCCAGACTACGATGGCAGAGAACCAACTGCACATTTAGCACCAAAAGACTTTAATTACGATATTGTAAAGGATGTACTAGTAGAAGCAAACAAGCACATGACACAAGATCAATTGCTTGTGCTTATTAGTACAGTATTGCCCGGCACAACACGCAAGCAGTTTGTTGACCTTGTTCCTAACACACGCTTTGTATACAATCCTTACTTGATTGCAATGGGTAGTGTAGCATGGGATATGGTTAATCCAGAGATGGTAATGATTGGCACTGAAGACGGTAGTGCTACAGGAGATGCAAAACAACTTGTAGCCTTTTATAAAACTATAATGGAAAACAATCCACGCTACGAGATTGGTACTTGGGACGAGTGCGAGTGTATCAAAGTATTTTATAACACATTTATTAGCACTAAGATTGGACTTGCTAATATGATACAAGACGTAGCCCAAAAACAAGGAAACATTAATGTTGACGTAGTTACAGATGCGTTAGCCAAGTCAACTATGCGTATCATGGGTCCACAGTATATGAAAGCTGGTATGGGCGATGGAGGTGGATGTGTGTTACCCACCTTCCCGATTGAAGTAAATGGCAACAAGATTTCTATAGAGGAATTTCATAAATTTTTCAACTCTAAAACTGTTAATCTAGTTAAGTCTGCAAATTATGCTATGTCAAAGTCTGACGAAAAGAAGGTGTACGAAGCAACTACTAGGGAGTACGATGGTACAATTTTAGTATTTCATACTAAATCTGGAAAAACATTGAAATGTACCGCAGAACACCTACTGCCAGTAAGTAGAGATGGTGCACGATTGCTCATTAGAGCAGACGAGGTACTAGACACTGATAAGTTATTTTCTGTATAATTAGTGGGATATAATAGTGCATGTCATGTACCTTTTTGATAAATAAGTATTAAGGAGCAACAATCATGATTGTAGAGGAATTTAGAAGAGATCGCAAGGAAGGCAACGGAAACAACACATTTAGAATAGTTAAGGATAAAATGGTTAAGTTGGAATGTGATGAGTGTAGAGAAATCCATATTCGGACAAAAACACATTATATAAAAATGCAAAAAACGTATCCTACATTGTTTATTAAAGATTATTGTAATGCGTGTTGGCGGGCAATCTTAGCAAACCGTCCTGAATATAAAGAGTCGTTGTCAAAGGCCGCAACATTATTCCACACGACTAAAGAAAGTGTAGCATATCGCCAGAATATTTCAAAGTTCCATAAAGGACGAATTTGTGGTGAAAAAAACCCAATGAAGAATCCAGAAACCAGACAGAAGGTGAGTGCTACACGAACAGAAATGATGAAAGACCCGGCTGAAAGAGAAAAATATGTGCAAGGTTCTATTGATGCACATGCTAGAGGAGTATATATAGGCATTGACACCTCAGGACGTTGTAAATGGTACGAGTACGATCATTCAAATGGCACCACGTATACGGTTCAAGGAACTTGGGAATTAAAATTTATTGAATGGCTAGATACAAATGACATTGTTTTTACGTGTCATGAAGGGCGATTACCTTACTTTGATGGAAAGTATATGAGGAATTATTATCCTGACTTTTATGTTCCTAGTATGGGCGGATATGTAGACATTAAAAGTGATTACTGGCACACAAAACAAAAAGACAAATGGGCCTTGCTCGACGAGCAATATCCAAACAAAATCAATGTTCTTAAAAAACAAGAACTGAATAAATTAGGAATAGATGTATGAGTTTAGAAATCATAACTAAAATTGAAAAAGAACACTATACTGGCAAGGTATATAACTTAGAAGTAGAACCTAACGATAGTCACGAAGATGACCAGTATTATGTTAACGCTGATAACGGACTAGTAGTACATAATTGTCACCCCCGCGATAACATTGCACTACGTTACATGGCTAAAGAGTTAAATTTAGGATACGATTTATTTGACAGCATTATGAACGCAAGAGAAATACAAGCAAAGAACATTGCATTAGAACTAGTGCAACATGCAAATGAACATAATATGCAGATTGTTATTCATGGTAAGGCATACAAGCCAAACGTAGAATATTGCGATGGTAGTTACAGTTTACTGATTGGTCATTACTGTGAAGAGCAACAATTTGAACCTGTGTATGTAGATCCACTAACAGGTGACGATTTTGATACATCGGTGCCTTGTGTATTTTTATTAGCACACAGCGCAAGTACTACATACAAGTATACCGGTAAAACTAGTGCAGACAAATTGTATTGCGATATTCCTAACGGTAGCATAGTAGTTGACCCATGGCGCTCATATGTAAATCCAAATTGTACAGTAATCCATTACGGAAACACTAGAAGATAGGTATGGAAAATATTGAAATTAGTAAATGGCCTGTAATTATTGTTGCAAACTATAGATCTGGTTCGACAGTATATGCTACACATTTGTCTAATTTATATGATGTTCCTTATTATTTAGAACCGTGGCATACACCGGAAACCCGCGGAAAAAATTGGGGACCGCACGTAAACGGTGTAAAGCAGGATTTTTATGACCATTATCATAGCAAAGATAGCAAATACATTCTTAAATTTATGCCTGATCAAATAAACAAACTTACACCTTATAGTGCTTTACTTAATAGTAATTGTTTTAAAATAAAACTATATAGACAAGATGACATTGCTAGTATTGTAAGTAGTTATATTAGTTTTATGAGGGAAAAGTGGTGGACTACTTCTAACGAAATTACTAAAAATTACAGCTTAGAAATAAATGATGATGTTATTATAAGATCGATATATATGATTACACGAAATAATTTTTGTCTACATAATTTAAATATTAATTACGACAAAGTTATTACCTATGAATCCTTAGGAACAATTTCTAAAACAGAGTATGTAAAAACTTATATGCCTGATAACATTGTAGATATCTGCAATAGAGTTACAGAAATATATAACAATTTGTATTAACAAAGGAAATAAAGTGGCACAAGAAAGATTAGGATATTACTTAGTAGGACAAAAAAAGTTTCCTAACAAGACTCACGCACTTTTAGAAAGCAAAAAAAGTGGACTCGATGTTTCTTGGATATTTAATGATAATGTCTATGGAAACATCGACTGGTCAGTTCCTATTAATGTTCCTTTAATGGAGTTGTACAAATCCCGTGCATTACAATTACGACAACAGTATGATTATTTAACTCTATATTATAGTGGAGGAGCAGATAGTACAACTGTACTACATTCTTTTATAGACAACAATATTTTTATAGATGAAATATTAATATGGAATGCTGAACCCTACGATAAGCAAACTAATGATAAAGATTATTCAAATAAAAATTATAATAGCGAAGTTAAGTATGCTGCTATGGTGCATTTGGATAAAGTTAAAAACTCGTTAGATCCTAGGACTAAAATTACACTAAAGGACTTTGCAAAAACAGGCTTAGAAATATTAAGTAAACAAGATAACTGGTATGAAACTATGCCGTTAGGTGTAACTATTAGTATATCAGGAATATTAAGACAAGTATGTCAACATAATGATGCACATTTTCTTAGACAGCAAGATACTGGAAAGTCTACATGTTACGTTATGGGAATTGACAAACCTTTGGTGTGCAAAACTGACGGCGACTACTATGCATATTTCCAAGATAACTCTGCATACCATGTTATGAGCCCTGTTGATTTTATGGGCACTAATGATCGAGTAACTACTGAATTCTTTTATTGGACACCAGACTTTCCTGAAATAGTAGTTAAACAATCGCAATTAATAAAAGCTCACTACGAACTAAATCCAGCAATTCAGCATATGGCCGAAAAGGCATTAACAACACACATAAGCGAATATAGAGATATTATACATGACGCAATATATCCTAGAGAGTTCTGTGAAGAGTTCCAAGTAGAAAAGCCTAGTACTCACATCAAACGCCAAATGGATGATTGGTTTTGGGAAATAGCAGATCAGCGCACACGAATGAATTATTTAGAAACTATAAAGTATCTAGGGCAAAACACTGATTCAAAACATATGATTAAAAATAATATTAATTGGGGTATTTCTGCTCATCGTTCTAAGTTTTACAAACTGTAGCCACAATTATATAATAATCATTAACTGCGCATATAAGTACTGTTATATAAAAAGGATAATCTATGATTAAATTTAATGAAGCATACAAACGTACTATTGGCAAGTCTGTGTCATGGCGAATAATAATAACACTTGTACAAATTATTAACGGACTGATAGTTACGGGAAGTTTGGCATTTGGCATACAAATGGCAAGCCTTGGCGCTGCTGTAAACATAGTCCTATATTGGGTCCATGAAAGAGTATGGAACAAGATACAATGGAGCAGAGAACAAGCTGGAAGCACATATAGTGAAAAATGGTATAGAAGTATTAGTAAAGACCTATCGTGGAGAGTTATTATTACTTTTAACAACTTTTGGATGCCGTGGGTATTAACAGGAAGTTGGAAGGTAGGACTTTCGTTTATGGGTGTAGCAACACTTGTTAACATGTTTATATACTGGTCACATGAAAGACTTTGGAACATTGCATCATTTGGCAAACAAGTACTAGACGTGGATGATACTAAAGATGTATTGGAAAAATGATTGGCTCAGTTATCATTATGACCGTCTAGGAGTTGCAAAAACTAGAACAACAGATGCGAGCGAATGGTGGCAACTGCGTATTAAGAAAACTATTTCTAGGCCAGTTAAGTCTTATCACGAAGAGTTATTACTTAATGCACACGCAGTTAAGGATGCATTTAATGAGCCGCTTGACTTACTATTGTCAGGTGGCTTAGATAGTGAACTAGTACTTCGTAGTTATGTAGAAGCAAAAATTCCTATAAATGTTTTCATTGCAAAATACAACGATGATATTAATGCAGTTGATTTTCACGAAGCACTTACTACTTGTAAAATTTACAATGTTACACCTACTATTATAGATTGTAATTTAAAAAAGTTTATAGAAAATGATGCACACGACATGTGGAATCTAGGATACTTTGCCTCTGCTGGTTATATGGTTATGATGAAGCTTATAGAAAGTCTTGATAACATACCAATAATATGCGATGGCATTAATGCAGATAACTTTAGACGGGCTAGTAAGACACAATGTGATATAGTTATATATGAAAAGCACTTTTCAGCAGCAATACACGGCAACACAATTAATAGACCTCTTATTTCTAGTTGGTATGATTATTCTCCAGAGCTAACAGCAGCATTCTTAGATCTAAATTTACACAAATGGAAAAAACATAAATTAATAACTCCGCCTTTTAATAACGCTAATCTTCATAAACTAAAATATCTTAATAGTAATAAACTCTTTGGAACAAGGATACGCAAAAAACAATCAGGATGGGAATCAGGATTACGAGATGGATCTTTAGTTCCGTATATAGAAGAATTTAATAAACAACATAAGAGTAATACTGTTGATGGAATAGAAGCAACATTTCCTTATAATACTTTTAGAAGTATGTTATGAGTGTATTAAAACGTCCGCCCGGTGATTCATTTACTTTTAGATTATTTTTCCAAGTAACGTCTAAAATAAAGTTTCCGTGTGATAAAATTTATTTGTGGGCAACAACAATTAATCCTTACTATCAATACAGTGATTACGATGTTAACGGCAATTGGAAAACATTGACAGCAACTGATTATAGAAATCAATTAACGGACAGTATAAAATCAAACTTAGTTATTATTGGACTAAAGGATCACTTAACTTCTGTCGATTTTAACAAAGAAGATACTGTTCCTGACATAGCTGAATATCTTATTAAGTTATTTCACGAGCATAGCGATAAAACATTTATTCTATTAACATCAGTAGAAGGTCTCGACACATATATTAAAAATCCTAATGTTAGTATAATTCCTTGGGGAGGCGATATTACTAATCATCAGAAAGAGTATAAAACAGTTGAGCCTGTATTAGAAAAGAACTTAGATAGTAGTCGTACATATCTCAGCCTTAATAGAAATAAACGCACACATAGGCCAATGACACTTGCATTATTACATGCATTGGGCTGGCAGAAGCACGGATTAATATCATGTATGTTTAAAGATACAATCACAGATATTATAGATTATACAAAATGGAAAGTATCTGATTCAGCTCTTTATTCCGATGGGTGGAATGAGTTATTAACATCAACTGATCTGTTAACTGACAGTCTTGCTATATATGAAAAGCACGATAACGATAATGTTAGTAATTTTAAAAATAGCTTAAAAACATATTATGAAAATACATTTGTAGAAATTATAAGCGAAACTAGTTATACTGAAAAGTGTTACAACTTAACAGAAAAAACATTAAATAGTATATACGGTTGTTCGTTCCCAATATTGTTATGCAGCAAAGGCAGCGTAGACTTTTTACGTTCAATGGGTTTAGATATGTTTGATGATATAGTTGATCATAGTTATGATGCTATTGATGATCCTGTAGAACGGTTAGAAGCTGCAATTATAGACAATGCAGAGTTATTAACAAATAACAAGCGTACTAAAGACCTTTGGGTACAAAATAAAACTAGATTTGAGAATAATGTTGACTTTTGCCGAGAAAGACTGTATAATTACTACAGTGACAGAGCTAAAGCAATGTTTGATGGTGTAATTTCTAATGAACTATAAAAATGACGACTCTTTTTTCACAGTTATATTACCAATACGCACTCCTCTGAAATATTGGGATATATACAAATGGGCTGAAAAAGATCCTAATGCAACATTTAGATTTATCCGCGATTTTGAAATTGAAGAAGATAGACTAACACTTAAAGAAGTTAACGAAATGTATCCCGGAGTTAAGGTTGTCGGTGTCGTAACAAATCCGTGGGGCAGAGCATTGTGGGCGTATAATATGACAATAGACCCGCCGACTGGATATCCAGGAGTTGCTGAAGTTTCGAAACATTTTAAAAACATAGACTTTACTTCGTTTGACGCATATTTAAATAGTATAGAACAATGCGAGATACTTGATGCTAAAACACATCCTTCTACTCCGCAATCAACTTGGATTAGTTATGATAACACTCGAGTTGATTATATACTTCGTGCAGAGCATTTAAATGAAGACTTTAAACTGTTGCAGCAATACTTTGAATCAGACATACCGTTAGGTGTAGACGATTTTACAATTGACTATAAGAAGCACTATACATCGACAACTAAAGCTATTATTGAAAAGTATTTTAAAGAAGACATTGACAGATTTGGATATGAATTTTAATGTATGATATTGTATTCATAAGTTATCAAGAACCTAGCGCAGATGCTAACTACGCTACCCTTAAGGCTAAGTTCCCTATGGCTAAACGTGTACACGGAGTTAAAGGAATACACCAAGCACACATAAAAGCAGCAAAGAAATGCTTTACTAAAATGTTTTGGATTGTAGATGCTGATGCAATCATCATGGACGACTTTAACTTTGATTATGTTGTTCCTGATCACCAATTAGATCACGTATATGTATGGCGCAGTCAAAATCCTATCAATGATTTAGTTTATGGTTACGGAGGAGTAAAGTTATTTCCTCGGCAAATGACAATTGATATGGACACAAGTAAGACTGACATGACTACAAGCATTAGTCCACATTTTATTGCTGTAGAAGAAGTTGCAAATATTACAGCGTTTAATACAAACCCGTTTGAAGCATGGCGCAGTGCATTTAGAGAATGTGCTAAATTAAGTAGTAAAACAATCTTGAGGCAAAACGATGAAGAAACCAAAAATAGACTTAATATCTGGTGTACAAAAGGCAGTGAGAGACGCTGTGGTGATTTCACTATTGCTGGTGCTAACGCTGGGCGGGAGTTTGGCATATCTAATATGGCTGATCTTAAACTTATAAACGACTTTGACTGGCTATATGAACAATTTTCAAAACATACCATTTGAGGACATAACAAGCTTTGGACAAAAGACCTTACTAGGTACAAAATTGTTCACAGTTAGTTGGATCCTTGCTAGATTTTGTAACTATAATTGCAGTTATTGCTGGCCCTATGCTCGCAGTAGCACTCCTGATCACCAAGATTTAGAAGTATATACAAATTCTATTGACGAAATAAAACGCCAAGCAAGAGAAAACGGGTTTACTGACTTTCACTTTAGTTTTAGCGGCGGCGAACCTACTGCTTATAAATACTTTGGGAAGGTTATAGACCATTACTGTAGTGATACAGCACCCAAGTACCAGAGTATCCACATGACAACCAATCTAAGCCCAGGAAGCAAATGGTGGAACAACTGGTTAGAATCTACGAGCAGTTTGCAACGTAGGAGTATTACAGCAAGCTACCATGCGGAGTTTGCAAATGAACAAGAGTTTGGAGATAAGTGTCTTCAGCTTATGAAGGCAGGAGTGTATGTTACGATCAATCAAGTTATGGTGCCAGAAATGTTTGAAGAGCTTTACGAGCGCCTACAGCGATTTGCCGCCAGAGGTATTAATGTCACTGTCAAGCCCCAATCCGATCCTACCGCCTCCCGTGTGGTATCTGGGTATACTAAAGAACAACTCAACTTGTTGCAAACAGGATTCCCTCAAAGAATCCCAGACGAATTTAAAAAAATAATACCGTTGTTACAGGTAGAATTACAAGACAAAGATGGTAAAATATATTATGTAGATCAAGCAGAACGCTTTAATGCTTTTGGATTCAATAAGTTCAAAGGCTGGAGTTGTAATGCAGGATACCAAGGATGCGTCATTAGAGAGAATGAAGTTAAGCGCAGCTACAGTTGCCATGACGAACCTCTAGGCACGTTAGACGGCGGCTTTGAGCTCTTTAAAGCGCCACGTAAGTGCATTACTCCTACTTGCGTAAGTAGTGCAGATAGTAAACTACCAAAGGTAAAGTATGAAAGTTGAAATACAAGATGTGTTATTCTGGATGGATGCTATTCGTAATAGTGAAGATCGCTATCGTACTCTAGAAAGCTTTTGGAAAGGACAAGTCAACAGTAAAGTTTGGCTCATTGAACAATTAACTAAAGTGTATAAAGCGCATTATAGTAAATCTAATATAGTAATTTTTGGTGGCTGGAACGGAGTACTATCAAATCTGCTATTTAATAGTGATATGTCCATTAGGCACATTACAAGTGTAGATATAGACCCTGCATGTGAAGAAACAGCGTGTACAGTAAACAAGCGTCAGGAAATCGAAGGACGGTTTACCGCAGTAACAGCAGATATGTGTGATTATTCATCTCCTGCAAATATTATTATTAACACAAGCTGTGAACACGTTACGCAAGAACAATACGAACAATGGTTAAGCAATCAACCAGACGATGCAATATTTGTAATACAGAGTAATAACTATTTTGAATTGCCCGAACATATACGTTGTGCAACAGACGCAGATGACTTTATGCGTATGAGTAAAATTAAACCGCTATGGAGAGGTGAATTTGAAACTCCTAAGTATACACGCTACATGATTATTGGAAAAAAGAAGAATGTTTAAATTTAATCAATTAGAAAATATACACTTAGAAATTACAAATCGTTGCCAAGCAAGCTGCCCGATGTGTAGCCGAAATATACACGGCGGCTTAGAAAACCCATTAATTAAAAATCAAGACTGGACAATAACGGATTTTAAGCAAATATTAACTACTGAAGTATTACAGCAATTAAAAGGATTTTATCTTTGCGGCAATTTTGGCGATCCTATTATTAATAATGATCTAATAGATATGTGCAGTTATAGTAGAGATATTAATCCTAACTTAAATATTAGATTGCATACTAATGGCGGAGCACGGAACACAGATTGGTGGAAGAAACTTGCAAAGGCAATGCCAAAATATCACAATGTTATTTTTGCAATTGATGGATTAGCAGACACACATAGTTTGTATAGAGTAGGCACTAGTTTTAACAAGGTATTAGAAAATGCAAAAGCATTTATCGCCGCCGGCGGCACAGCAGAATGGGCGTTTATAAAATTTAAACACAACGAACATCAACAACTCGCGGCAGAAACATTGGCAAAAACACACGGCTTTGCTAGATTTACATATAAAGATAGTGCAAGATTTGTTGCTACTGAAAAGTTTCCAGTGTACGACCAGGACGGCAATACAACACGTTATTTAGAACCACCTACTGGCAGCAAAATTAATCTCATTACTCAGGACGTAATTGACAATTATAAAGATATTGTAGACACTAGTGAGATTGATTGTTATGTAACACAAACAAAGGAAATCTATATAGATGCATATAAGAAGATTATGCCCTGTTGTTTCTTAGCAAGTATTCCTTATAACTATGCAGCCGCAAACGATGCTACAAAACCTATTAGATTAGAAATCGAACAACAGTACGCTGACTTAATTAATGATTTAGGAAATACAAACGCACTAGAGCATACTGTACAATCAGTAATAGATTCTGATGCTTGGCAAACTGTTTGGCACAAATATTGGGGCACCGAAAAGTTAATTACATGTGCCAGGACTTGCGGAGTAAATAAACTTAGTAAGCCAAAAGATCAGTTTATAAAGCATACTGAACTATGAATAAGGAAAATAATAATGTCTGATTTAGAAAAGTATCAAGCTGAAATAGCACAAGTGTCTGGCACACCGACATTTTGTATTTTGCCTTGGATACACTTTGCTACTCGTCCTAATGGCGATATGCGTCTATGTTGTTCGTCTAATGCAAGTGGTGCAGGTGCCGATCATACTGTTGGACTTGTTAAAATGGAAAATGGTAAGCCTGCAAACTTTGGCAGAGAAACACCAATGGAAGCGTGGAATAACGACTATATGAAAAGTGTACGGACAACTATGCTTAACGGAGAAATACCTGCAAGTTGTACAAAGTGTTTCCAAGAAGAAAAGGTAGGTGTAGTAAGTAAGCGTATATGGGAAACAGGAACATGGCACCGAGATAATAACGGAGTAGATATTCCATATTTAATTGAACAAACAAAACAAGACGGCACAGTACCAGAAGAGTTAGTTTACTTAGACTTGCGATTAGGTCATACTTGTAATATTAAGTGTGTAATGTGTAGCCCACACGATTCGAGCAAGTGGGTAATGGATCATAAAAAATTAATGCCGCAGCTAGAAGATCCTGAAGTTAAAAGACAGATGCATTGGGACAAGACACAGTTTAACAACAAATGGCATGAAAAGGATACTTTTTGGGAAGAAATGTACAAGCAAATTCCTAACTTAAAGCAAGTATATTTTGCTGGCGGTGAGCCGCTAATGATTAAAGAACACAAGATGTTTATTGAAGAAATAGTACGACAAGGATATCAAGATAAAATTTTACTGCGGTATAATTCAAACGGCTTATTAGTCGATGACGATTTAATTGAGCTATGGAGTAAGTTTAAGAAAGTTAAGTTTGCTGTAAGTATGGATGCAAGCCATGAGCGTGATGAGTATATACGGTATCCTACTGATTGGAAAACAGTAGAAAAAACTTTGCACATGCTAGACAATACTCCAGACAACATACAAACAAGTTTAGCAACAGCAATCCAAATATTCAACATAAAGCATTTGCCTGACTTTATGAAATGGAAAATAAAAGCGGGATTTAAAAAACTAAACGAAGGAACAGTTCCAGGCGGAGTACAAATGGGAGGCGGTTTAGTTAATATGCACTTGTTATACATTCCAACATTTTTAAGTATACAAATACTTCCTAAAGAAGATAAGTTAGATGTTGAGCGCCGATTTATGGAGTTTAAAGATTGGCTATGGGAAAACTATAGACAAGACGATGACTTTTGGAAACATAATCCGTATGGCTGGAAACGCTGGGAGGCAGTATTAAATCATATGAACGCAGAAGATAATAGTCACTTACTTCCTGGATTTAAAGAGTATGTAAATAAGCTCGATGCAATACGCGGATTAAGTGCAGCAGAAGTATTTCCGGAATTGGCACACTTGCTATGATTGATAAGATATTTGTATTTGGCGATAGCTTTATGTATGGAGAAGAAACACACCAGCATGAGTTTGAGCAACACCAATTTTTAAAAGACGCAGGCAGTGCAGTTGGTAGAACAATTGTACTTGATAAAAATGGAGTACCTACAAAACCATTTAGTAATAAAGAAATAGCAAAGTATATAACTTTTATAAATGATGTTATACCTAAAAGCAAACATCCAAACTATTGGAGTATTGGATGCATACTAGGAAGACAATTTAATATTCCAGTTGAAGTTCATGCACTTAGTGGAAACAGTAACAATACTATATATAAAACATTTTTAGATTGCCTAAGCAGTATGACCGAACACTCATTAATTATATTTGGCATTTCACAAACAACAAGAAAAAGCTACTACGAAGAATGGACTGACAGACATCCAGTAAAGTCGATGTTTGAGCCTTGGTTAGTTGTGTCATATATTTTAGCATATTCTTTAATAAATTCAAAAGTTTTAAATAAATCTTCATAAGAATGGTACGGGCTATATGTATCATGTCTAGAAATTTCACAGTATGTGCAATCATAATTACAACGCCTTCCTGTGTCCCATGTTATCATCATTTTTTCAGGATTATGAAGTTTGATGGCAGTTGTTGTTATCATTGTTTTACCTTTGTTAGTGGAATGTCTGCAACACATGTACACCATTTGCGTGTACACGTAATAGGAGCAATAGGTGATTCAAATGTTCCATTGTATATATTGCCCAAGCTTCCGCCCACTCTACATGTAGCACGATGTACATCACCGTCCCAGTTGATCATTAAACTTTCTAAGCCTGCATTACACTTCCATCCTTCAAACTGATTTAATTTATGCTTGATAACATCATTTGCATGTATCATAGATTCACCTTCGTCTACAACACAGTTTTCTTTTACAGTTGCAGTCTTGCTTAGTACCCATTTTAGATCAGCTTCGTTGTAACGCATGTCGTCGAACCACTCCCGGTCATCTGCTTCAGTCCATCTAATACGTCTGCAAACATATGGAATATTATGTCCTTCTAATAATGCAGCAGCAACTTTAACTTCGTCCATGTGTTCGTGATGCGCCATTAGATTAACTTGATATAGTGTAGCCATGCCTTCCATATCTAGTAGTTGCGAATACTTAACAATGTTTTCAGCAGCTCGTCGACTATGTTCATTATCAAAATGCAAACTAAACACCCATTGGTTTACTGGTTGCTTAATATACCAATCTGGCGAACGCAATCCATTAGTTGTAACACTAAGCCAATTAAGATTTTTTCTTGCGCATTTTAGTATAGCTGAAATCTTAGGATGCACAGTCGGCTCACCACCGGTTAAACTAAGACGTATTGGTTTGCCGATCTTTTCTAATTCGTAGATTGTATTAACCATTTTGTCTAAGTCAGTGTGTGGACTAAAGTTATCGTGTATTTCCGCAGGACAGTATCCGCAATCTAAGTTACAGCGTTTGCCTATATTCCATTCTACATGAACACTGGTTTGATGTCCCCACCGGCTTTCTACTTTATACATATGGAATAAATTCTGGATTAGCTGCAAGGAAGTCTTGGCCACGAGTTTTATCTAAGCGTTTGTTAAACTCTATACAGTCTTGCCAATGCGTTTCGTGCATACACTTTGACTCTAAGAAATTAATATTATCTTGTATTTGTTGTAGTGTTACAGTTTCTAATAGTTTGTGTTGCTTTACTAACGGGTAATCTACTACTTCTGTTTTCATTTGTTCTAAACGTGATACTACTTTTGCTTTCAGTTGAGGCGGCAAAACTTGCGCACTTAGACTCATAGGATAGTTTACTCTGTGCGAATAAAACACAATTCCTAGTTCGTTAATAAAGTAATTAATAACTTTATCAATCTGCATTATGTTGTTTGATTGTACAGTAAATGCACCAACTACTCTGCTTACATTAGGAAAGCT